GAGGCTAAAGAATGATTGATTTCAAAAACTTGGCAACAATCGTGATGTGCCATGCAGTAGGCGACTATGTATTACAAAACGATTTTTTAGCAAAAACAAAAGGAGATAACTTCTATCACTTGTTGATGCACTGCATTCTGTACTGCATACCGTTTGCGGTTGTTTATGGGATTGACTATAAAATTGTAATTCTGTTTGTTATGCACGTCTGGATTGATTGGGAAAAATGTAAGGGAATCACAGGTTATGTTGAAGATCAAATATTGCATTATTTGATTGCGATAGCGCTTTATTGAGGTGAAAGAATGAGTGTACATGTGAGAAAGTGCCCGTATGGGAACCGAGGAAAACCGACAACAGAATTTGAGATTAATGGAAAACCTCAAATCTATTGCATGGGATGGGTTGACAGTATGAATGACGAAGCATTGCCGTTTTGCAAATCGTGCAAAGATTGGTATAGAGGTAGTCAACTGGAAGAAGATTTTAAAAAGGCGAAAGGAAAGAAGAATGAAAGAATACATTGTTGATACAGACGATTTTGATTCTCATGATGCACTTGTTGGATATATCAAATATAACTATAAGGAATTAATCAGATGCAAAGATTGTAAGTATTGGAAACTGGAACGTTATGTCGGTGGTGAAGGTATGGCGTGCCAGTTCATGCCGAGTGATGGCAATGTGAATCTTACAGAGCCAACGGGGTACTGCTGTTGGGCAAGAAGGAAAGAAAAATGATTACATACTTGGAATTATTGCAGATGATTAAAGACGGCAAGCCACCTACAAACGTGAAATATAGAGAAAAAACCTATACATGGAAACATGTCGGATTTCGCAGTTATTCTTATTTGGATGAAGATAATGATTATTTTTCAGAAAGCATTTTAGCGGATTTATTTGATAACGATTTAGCATCTGATGAATGCATCGAGGTGATTGAAGAATGAAAGAAGAAAATAAAGAATATATCTGCAAGGTCAAGATACTTGATGGATTTGGTTCTACAAAACCGATATGCGAACTAATCCGATGCAAAGATTGCATATGGCGGTATCAGTCGCAAATCAATGATTTACATTATTGTTTTGAGACGAATATAGAAGTATCAGATGATGATTTTTGCTCAAGAGCAAAGAGGAGAATAGAATGACACTAGGCGAAGCAATCGAGGAATTAATCAGACAGTATGACAAAGCGTGCGCACTGACTACTGTCGACCATCCAGTCACTTGGGCGCTGCAGGAAGCTTATCAAGTTGCGAGCTACGAGGACATGGTTGAGGAGATGAAGGCCGATGCTAAGCGATAAAGACGGCGATCAAATCACAATGGAGATATTCAAGACAGTAGACGGACGCGTTTACTACTACATGCAGTACCTGTCAATCCAGTGGATGAACGAGCCTCTGGATGCAGTCGGTCGCACGATCGGCGAGACATTGACAAGATTATTCAAAAGAAAGTACGAGTTGAGACGATGGAAGAACTGACTTTATTTAACTATCAAGATGAATGCAAGCCATGTTGGCGATGGTACAAAGAATCTATGTGCTGGAATTGCGAGAAGTTTAAGCCCGGGAAGACTTGTCATTGTGGTACGTGTGCAGAATGCGAGACGGCAATGGACTCAGACGACTGGTATCATCAATTCTTTGCAGGGTGTGAATACAATCAAAAGAAAGGTCGAAAGTATATCGAATACGAAAGGATGAACAAATGAAAGCAATAATAATTTACAGTATCGTATGGTTAGCAGGCGTTTGGTTTGGGTACCTGATCGGATCAGCTCCGACTCGGAACGATTGGGATTGATGATATGTATGATATTGATAGCGAATATGGTCAACAATTTAAAGGCAATCTACTGGCAGGGATATTGAATCAATTGACCAAAGAGGCGAGGAAAGAAGCTTTAAAGAATCCATATGTGGAGACGTTTGTAATCAGCGAGATGGTCAGCAAGATGCACCGAAAGCCTTATCCAGTATTGGATGCCTTGAAATGTAAATTCAAAAAGGAATACAACGAAGCAAAACTCGACATACTATCGTGGAAGTCATACCAATACCGGACAACCTTTGAAGAAATGCTGAGAGTTGCAATGAAGCACGAAATGGAGGCAACTGATGACATCAAGTGATTTGCTAGATGAAAACAAGGTATGTATACCAGTCGAGGAATACCAGGAGTTGATTCAATCAAGGAAAGAAGTCGAGAGGCTGACAAGAGAGAACTACGGGCTCAAGACTACGATTAGGAACTTACAGGAGAGAATTGAGAAAGAGTATGGATATCATACTTTTGCAAATTAAGGAGGATAGTATATGACGGAAGCTAATGCGAGATTTATAATGTCGGAGATTCACAGGATTGCAAACTATGAGAAGTTAATAATCGAATACACGGACGAGCTTAGGCGCATCCGTCAGAAGCTCGACGACTTGGCCAGTCTTCCGTCATCCAGCAACTACGATGGAGTTAAAGCAGAGAATAATCATGTTGAAATATCTACAAAAATCAACAATCTATTGTCGGATGAGCAGGAAGTCCTTGAATGCAGAGAGAAGGTACAGGCAAGGCTTGAACTGGCAGAAAGCTATAAGCGTCAAGTAATTGCTCAGACCAATCAGAACAAGTTTATGATTGACTTTATCAATAAGATGCCATACAGAAAGATGAGTCACATTCACGGCTATGAGAATCCATACGAACACATGATCAGCGTAATGAGAGGATTAGAGATTAAGATTTAACACATCTAGTTAACTAGACGCATTTAGCTGATAAGATGATATTGAGCTTCATATGGTAGAAGCGAATGGGTAATTCGGAGAGCTTACTCCTTAATTGCATAAGAGCTCTCCATTATCGACCCATTAAACCAAAGATTGTTTTTTTCATAATAATCAAATCCTTTCTATCTTCGGACTGTCAGCAATGGCAGTCCAATTTTATTTAGGAGGTGGCTGTATGCCGAACCATAGACCAGATCATGAAGGAACGCATCAAACGCAATTCAGAGCTAACAAGAAACGAATCTATGCGACGCAGGATGTGTGTGGAATATGTGGCCGTCCTGTTGATAAGACCCTCCCCTTTCCTCATCCTTTGAGTAAGTGTATTGATCATATAGTCCCGATATCCCGAGGCGGACATCCTTCAGCCCTGGACAACCTCCAGCTCGCACATCTCACATGTAACAGAGCGAAGAGTGATAAGCTGATGGTCAGTCAATCGAATGACGATGCACCTCCTGAGGTGGTAGGCAACAGAAATTTACCGCATACCATCGACTGGACGGGGTACAGGGCACGACGAAAATGAGATAAATTCTGTAAAAAATAGTATATACGCACATTTTAATGTGCTTTTTTTATTGACCAAAAATTAGGGGGGCATACCGACCCCGATCGTGGTGAGCCGGCGAGTTCCCGCGTACTAGGTAAATATTTCGATGAAGGAAAGGAGACCACTGCCATGAACCATAAAAGGGTGGACTATCTAAGAGGCCTGTTAGCTACAAAAAGGAACAGAGTTAATCTTAGATACAAGTACTACGAAATGAAACAGCAGGTTATCTATCTAAAGGGTGCAATACCTGCAGAAATGACATGGATGAAATCGACAATGTCATGGTGTGCGACCGCAGTCGACACACTGGCAGACAGATTGAAAGTCCGAGGATTTGAGAATGATGTTTTGGGAATGTCAGAAATATTCGAAATGAATAACGCTGATGTTCTATACGATTCGGCAATTCATGGTGCTTTGGTATCATCGTGTGATTTCATTTACATTTCGAATGATGAAGACGGATATCCAAAGCTTCAGGTAATCCCTGGCTTCAATGCTACAGGTGTGATTGATACGATCACATCTCTGTTGAAGGAAGGCTATGCCGTACTGGACTGTGATGAATTCGGAACTCCGATATTAGAAGCTTACTTCTTACCTGGCGAAACTTGGTATATCGAGAAAGGAAAGCCAGCCAGATGCGTAAAGAATAGCGCTCCTTATCCTTTATTGGTTCCTGTCATTTATAGACCGGATGCAAAGCGGCCTTTCGGCCACTCGAAGATATCAAGGGCATGTATGGACTACACACAGAGCGCTATGCGTACGCTGTTACGTTCCGAGGTTGCTGCAGAATTCTACAGTTTTCCGCAGAAGTACGTATTAGGTACTGATCCAGATCAAGACCGACTGGAAAAGTGGAGAGCGACGATTTCAAGCATGCTCGAAATAACAAAAGACGGAGACGGAGACAAGCCAGTTGTAGGTCAATTCAATCAGCAGAGCATGGCTCCATACAACGAACAACTCCGAATGATTGCAGGGCAATTTGCTGCAGCTACCGGGCTAACGTTAGATGATTTAGGATTCTCTACAGACAACCCTGCCAGTGCCGAAGCAATCAAAGCAAGTCATGAACATCTGAGACTGGATGCAAGGAAAGCACAGGCAGGATTTAGCGTTGCTTTCAAAAACGCTGGATATTTGGCAAGCTGTCTGCGTGCTAACAAAGGATATCCGAGAAGTATTTTCAGAAATACTAAGGTTCGATGGTATCCAATCTTTGAACCAGACGCATCTATGCTCTCACTCATCGGCGATGGTGTGATCAAGCTCAATCAAGGCCTGCCGAACTATATCACAGCAAGAGACTTGAACGACTTGACCGGTCTTGAAGGCGAGGAAGAAGAAACGGCATTCATGCAGAATTTACAGGCTTTAGCTGACGAAGAAGAGGAAGTTCCTAATGAGTGATATCTCTCCGGATATTCTTGAAAACATCCGAAAGGAATTTATCCGACTTTTTAACGACAATCCGCAGATTGCTTCTCTTTACGCAAAAATTCAGAGTGGAAAGGCTACCTATATCGATGCCGATGCATTTGCCAGGGTATTAGGAGATCTGTTGTCTATTGCACTAAGCCATAACGTAACAGAGGATATATTGCCGGATGGCAAGCTGTACTGGAATATCGCCAAAAGCGTAATAGAGCCTTTTCTATCCGATGGCTACAAGATCATGGTCGATTTTAATTCGGCTGTTCAAGAGATTCTGAATGTATCTTCGGACGTTAAACTTCAGGTCGTCGTCCCGAAACTTAATGCTGACAAGGTTGACGGGATCATAACAAAGCTATCCAATGCCGACAACTTCGGCGAGGTTCAATGGCTTTTAGCTGACCCGTCGTATATGCAGAATTTCTGCAATTCAATTGTGGATGATTTCGTTCGAGAGAATGCAGATTTCCAGTACCAATCAGGATACAATCCGGTCATTATCCGAGTCATGCATGGCAAAGGGTGCGATTGGTGCAGGAATTTGGCTGGAACCTACGACTATAGAAAAGGCGTAGACAGGACGATATTCAAGCGCCATCGAGGATGCGCATGTACTGTCGAATACAAGTGTGGCAAGTTCAGCCAGAACGTTTATAACAAGCGTTTGATGGATTCGTCCGGTAAAGAGCTGACAAGGAAACAACTGGAAGCGATGGATGTATCCACGCTAACCACGAAAGAAGCAAGAGCACGGCAGTTAGCCATCACTGCGATGGAGAACCAGGAGAACCGTGCACAACGTGAGAGATTAATTCAGACTCTCATGCAAAATGAGAACGTCGACCATCGAACGGCGGCGATTCGATTTACAAGACGATTAAACGGAAATTCATAAGGAGGTAGGAGTGTATGCCACGTGAAGGCAGACAAACTCCCACTTCCGCATTTATTATCCCTTACGAACAGACCAAAGGAGAAGAGGCTGTCAAGATCTACAACAAGTGCGGCCGAAAGGCACGACCTTGGCAGGAGCTTCTCCTTTACGACATTATGGCTGTCGATAAAGATGGGCTCTGGATTCATTCGAAATTTGGTTACTCACTACCGCGCCGAAATGGGAAAACTGAGGATGTTATGATGCGTTTGATTTACGCATTAATGCATGATGAAAAAGCGCTTTACACGGCACACAAGACTACAACCTCTCACTCGACTTGGGAGAAAGTTACTCAGCTTCTTTCCAAGTCGGGATGGGTGGAAGGCGAAGATTACAAAACAACGAAACAGTTTGGGCTTGAAACTGTAACAGCCATCAAAGGCGACGGAGTCCTAAACTTTAGAACAAGGACATCAAAAGGTGGACTCGGTGAAGGCTATGACTTATTGATCATCGATGAAGCACAAGAGTATACGGTTGACCAGGAATCAGCGTTACAGTATACGGTTACGGATTCGCAGAATCCCCAGACAATTCTGTTAGGTACTCCGCCAACTGCAGTATCATCCGGAACTGTATTCGAAAGCCTTCGATATTCGACTCTTCGAGGTGCCGAAAAGTTTACTGGATGGGCTGAATGGGGCAAAGAACACAAGATGGATGTCGGCCCCGATTGCGATATGGATGCCCTGGTAGATGCATGGTATGAGACAAATCCGTCACTCGGCCACGGACTATCCGAAAGAGCATTATGGCAGGAGTCCAGGGCGAACGAAATTGACTATAACATTCAGCGCTTAGGTGTATGGTTCCGATACAATCAGAAATCCGAAATCTCAAGAGAAGAATGGGAATCCTTAAAGGTTGACGAAGTTCCGCAGTTTGTCGGTAAACTACACGTCGGCATCAAATACGGACATGATAGCGAAAATGTAGCGCTGTCAGTTGCGGTCCGTACTACCGACGGAAATGTATTTGTCGAATGCATAGACTGCCGACCTGTCAGAGATGGAAACAGTTGGATACTGGCACTTTTGAAAAAGCTCGATGTTGCCGAAATAGTCATAGACGGCGCATCCGGTCAAAGGCTTTTAGAATCAGATCTCAAGGAAGAAGGATTTAAGAAGATAAAGCTGCCTAAGGTTGCAGAATTGATCAATGCCAATTCATTGTTTGAACAGAATCTGCATTCCATCCGACATAGTAATCAGCCATCGCTTTCACAAGTCGTATCAAACTGTGAAAAAAGAGCGATAGGCTCACAGGGGGGCTTTGGATTTAAGTCGTTATTAAGAGGTGCCGATATCGCTTTAATGGATTCTATGATATTGGCGTTCTGGTCATGTTCGCAAGGAAAAACGAAAAAGAAACAACAAGCTAGTTATTAAGGAGCACACGTTATCGTGTGCTTTTTTAATAAAAACATTACGCGGACCACATGCGGAAAAGTGGGGAAAGGAATTTTATGCCATTTAAACCAATTGAAACACAGGAAGAATTTGACGCTTTGATCAAGGACCGCTTAGCAAAGCAAAAAGCAAAGTTTGAAGAAGAAAAAGCGGAAATCACAAAGAAATACGAAGGCTACTTATCGCCTGAAGATGTCGAGAAAGCAAAGAAATCTTACGAAGATAAGGTTACAGCGCTCAATGCTTCCATTTCTGAAAGAGACGAGAAAGAAAAGACATTACAGACTCAGCTAGATGAGGCAAATGCCAAGAATTCCAAGTATGAGTCAAGTGCATTAAAAATGCGAGTAGCTTTATCCAACGGAATTCCTTACGAGTTAGCTGACCGATTGAACGGTACGACAGAGGAAGAGCTGACTGTTGATGCAAAGAAGATGGCTTCTTTATTTGGTTCGTCTCATGCTCCAC